TCCTCTAGGCTTGTCCTTTTCAACAGGACGCTTGGCTCTTGGCTTTCTTCTTGTCAATGTATTGCACCGTTTCTTTTTATAATCTCTAGTTGTAGTAGGTTAAATAATTTCATTAGCTCATCATCAGGTACTTGGGATATGCCTGCTCCAGTTGACATAAAGAAAGTAAACATAGAGGCAATGACATCTTCTGCTTGTTCTTCTATGTCTATCATCAAGGCCTGCCTACTCTGTACTTATACTGATCTATATCTTGAACAGTAATGTTTTCGATGATCAAGCTTCTATCTTTTCGTATCATTCTTTTGATGATTTGTTTAGCTCCTTTATAAGAGAAAGGAATAGAAAAAGCAACACCCTCTTTGTAGACTGTGTGGTTTTCTCTAGGTATCTCAGAGCTAGAAACTTTAGCAGCTTCTTCATCAGGCAACATACTCTTCAGCCAGTCAACAGCAATAGCCAAGGCTTTCTTATTAATTCTTTTAGATACTTTCCTGTTCATTGTAGAGGAATCTCCTGTACTCTAGGCAAGACTGTAACACGAGTAAAATATTTTACACCGTTAGAATATTTAAATGCTCTTAAACCTTTCCAACATTTTGCTTTGTGAGGGCAGTAAACGCAGCCAGCCTCTAGCCTCATGTTACCTTGCTTACCTTCTGCAACAGGCTGGTAACAGGGTTTAATAGGCGGCTCGTCTTTAGATAAGGTTTCTTTGATATCAGAAATTCTACTAGATATGTTTGGCTTAGAAAGATTCCCCGGCCTAAACAAACAAAGCTCACCTGTCTCTTTATTGATGGCTAAGAAGCCTCCGTCCTCAGTCCCTTCTGCTTGCTCGTATCCTGACAGCTGGGCGATGTAGCCAAACGGATCGTTGTCAGGTAGGGTGCCTTCAGAAAACTTCTTAAACGCAAAGCCAGAGGCTGTCTTGATATCTACTACTTCACCATCAATCTTGCAGTCCATGTGGCCTTTGATGCCATCAACCTCTACTTCTTTTTGCATGTCTGTGACAGTATGTCCAGATAGTTTAACTAGAAGAATCGCAAGCTGTTCTAGCATATGTCCGTACAGAAACTTAACAAACGTGGCTGGATGGACATGCCTGTCCGTAGATCCGGCAGGTTCCTCCTGCATATCGTACCAGATACGCCTCAGTGGGCGTCCTACATTTGACATACGTATAGCCTTGGACTGTAGCTTAGGCGTTGACCAAGAGTCAAGTGCTTCTTTCATAGAGTCTAAGAACTCTTGACTAAGCTCTTCTGAAATCTCTATGCCTTTGTCTGTGTTTAGATTATCAAGAACATCGTAGATGTCTTTAATAAGTGTGTCTAAAGTTTTTACTTCCTGTGGTTTACGAATCGACATTTTCTTGTCTCTGAATTATAGTGAATATATTGTACACCAAGCCTACGCTGTTGAATAGTCTTTGAAGAAAGGCGTCCATCTTTATACGATTTAACATCAATCAGTATTGTTTCTCCTTTAGGTGAGAGGGCAACAATATCAGCAGGGCCAGTACAACCACAGTTCTTAAACACATGGTAACCTTTGTCCCATAGCCATGTGATGGCGTAGTGTTCTGCCATGTCGCCAAGTCTGTTAGGCTCGTGCTTTTTTTTCATTTTTAAAATACTCTATACTCATTAGTTCTGATTGTTCTAAAGCGTAATTTTTGTTCCATCCAAAAGAAGAAATGTTCTTGTCATCTATAAGTTTATCTTTTGATGCAACGCCTATACACTTATACTTTGGAAACGTTCCTACCATTAGCACATAATAATCACATGCTTTTTGTTTTTTATATAAAGGTAATATTAACCTTCCGTTCGGGTATTTAGTAGTCTTAACGTCAACAGTAAAACCATTGTAATAAAAATCTTCTATAGATGATTTGCTCGTATCAAGATCGGGCCATACATTTAAAATCTTAGCAGCTGCAAGCTCAGCTCCAGCACCTTCGAGTTCTGTTTGTTCTGTAGACTGCGGCCCTACTTTTAAATTTTTTATTCCTTTAGTTCTTGAGGTTTTTGTTCTACCCTTAGCTATGAAATCAGCAATCTTTTGCTCTGAATCTGTTAAAATTATTTCAGTGTGTTTCACTCCAGTCATCTCCTATTTTGTACTCGCCATCAAGAGGACACTTAAGTTCCAAGACTACACCAGCTTCACGTATAGCCTCAACACCTAGCTGACCTACCTGTTCGGCTTGGTCTTCTCTTACTTCTATCTGCCACTCATCATGCACGTTGGCAACAAAGTGTGCGTCTAGATCTTTGATCTTGTCATCAAGCAGAACAAGAGCCTGCTTCATAACGATAGCTCCAGCACCCTGAAGCAATGTGTTCAAGGCACTGTGTTCACTACGTACAATAAGTTTCCTACCGTCAAGTCCCTTTAAGTAGTCTCGCTCTGCGACAACTCCTGTAACCTGATTTTTAAGATTTGCGAATGATGGGAGATTATCGAAGAAAGATTGTCTAAGTCTTTCACCAGTCCGTCTACCTCCACCTGCCACGCTTCCAAGTTTCTCATCTCCTGCCCCGTATAGGAGTGCATAGATGAAAGTCTTTGCCTGATTTCTTGATTCAAGTCCTGCAAGCTGTTGATTAGCGGTGTGTATGTCTCCGTTAATAATTTCATTTGTGTAGTCCTCATCGTTCATGTAGTGAGCAAGCATCCGTAACTCAAGACCACTAGCATCAATACCTACCAGCTTGTACCCACGAGGTACAGTCCAGCAAGCTCGACACTCTTTACCATATGGAGAAGATACACTAGGCACCTGCGCCATATTAGGATCACGGTGAGTCATTCGCCCAGTGATAGTCCCGTTAGGGATAACAAAGCCATGCACTCTGTCATCACGTTCAACCTTCTCAAGCCATGATCTAATCTGTCCTTCTCGTTTCTGCAGCAAGAAGTGTTCTTTGATTAGCTCAGCCTCAGGAATGTCAGTGATCTGACTAAGTGTCTTCTCGTTGACAATAGGTCTTCCGTTGATCGTAAACTCAGTAGGCTTCCAGCCAAACTCCTGAAGATATTCTCCAATCTGTTTGCGAGAAGAGATGTTAAGTTCAACGCTTGAAGTACGTACAATATGCAGCGGGACAGAATGTTTCTTCTCGTGCATAAGCGCGTACTCTTCTTCGGTAAGCCTTACACCGGGTATTTGTTTTAGTTCTTCTTCTTTCTGAAGCTTACGAAGAACATGCGCCTCTTCAGTGTCAGCCACTTTACCTATGGAACCTGTCTTAGTATACCTAGGGAAAAGCTTTTGCCTAACAATCTTAGGAACGAATACCTTCTTTATCTCAGAGTCAAGCTCTTGCATACGCTCACGCAGCTTAGCATACAGAAGCTCAGCGCGAATAGAATCAAAGAAGAAGCCGTGTTCTTCTTGCTGCTTCATGATCCTAGCCACCTGATGCTCAAGATCTACACACTTCTTAGAGAAGCCTCTGCTAAGTTCTTTTAGTTTGTAATAAACCAAAGTGTTTAGCTCGACATCGCGTATGCAATACTCAAGCATCTCTTCGGAGTAAGCATCAAACTCTTTGAACTCTAGCTTGTTGAAGCCTATCTCATTACCCCACTGATTCAAACTATGTCCACCATCTTTGACAGGGTTAAACAATCTAGATAGTACAAGCGTATCTATAATTGTTTTGTCCTTGGCAAAGTCAGGCTTGTGCATGAGCTTGCGTATGACAGGGATGTCAAAGCCTATGATGTTGTGTCCTACTAGACCATCGGCAGAATCAAGTCGAGCATACCCAGCGTCCAACTTATCTGGACCATACGTGTATATCTCTTTTGTATCTACATCTTGAGCAACGATACACCAGATCTTAGTTGCGTTTAGGCCATCTGTTTCTACATCAAATACTAGGCGAGCCATCATTCAAATCCTAGAGTTATTTCTTCTTCATCTGTGTGAGCAATGTCATCTGTCTCAATCTCAGCAAGCCTACCAGTATCGTTGTCGTAGAGCAAGTGAGTAGCCAGACCTACGTCACCTGTGTACCTAGACTTCAGAATACGTACACGAGTTGTAGATGCTTCAACAGGATCAGAAGATTGTTGGTTGCGTTCGAGTGAGATAACACAGTCAGACAACTGAGCAATGCTCTGCGACCCACGTAGATGGCTGAGTCCTGTCTCAATACCATTCTCGTGTCCTTTGTTACCATCAATCCTACGCAGATGTGAAACAAGAATCAAGCCTACGCCTGTCTCCTCGACAAGAGTACGCAGTCTGTGCATGATTGCGTCAATAGATCTACGCTCGTCACCTTCGGTAGTAGTAGATACCAGCATGTGAAGGTGGTCAACAACGACCCACTTGCACTCGCATCCTATGATCATGAATCGAAGCTTACTGAAAATAGAATCAATATCGTTCGCTCCGAAATGAGCATGAACCCACACACGGTTACGGTTGTCACCGTCGTACAAGATGTCAAACAGTTTATCTATTTCTTCTTCGGTAAACTGTTCACGAATCCTGTCGATGTGTAGCTTTGCGTTGGCTTCAATAGAAAGAATACCGTCAACAGTACGCCGCCAGTCTTCTTCCAAGGCAACGACGCCTACGTTGTCAGTAGTATTTTTAATTAGCCAGTGTTCTATCTCGCGTGTGACACTGGACTTGCCTAAGCCCGTACCACCAGTCAAGGTGACCAACTCACCTTGCCTTAATCCTTCTAATTTAGTGTTTAGTCCTTGCCAAGGATAAGGAACAGATGCTTTCTTTTCTCTGTGTTTAAACTTGTCTCTGTTTTCTGAGATGTTTAATACACCAGAGGGCGTGTATGTCTTAGCGTCCCAGAAAGCCTGAACAAATGCTGCATGTTTGTTAGCACGTAACATATCGTTAGCATCTTTGAACCCTTCAGGAAGGGCCATGATCTTTGCTTTGCTTGGACGCAGTAGCCTAGCTACTCTACGTGCCGCTTCCTTACCGTACTTGTCCATATCAAAACAAATAACAACGTTGTCAAATGTTTCTAAGAACTCTAGGTTTTCGCGGACATCCCGCTCTGCTGACTGTGCGCCAGACTTGATACTGACTACGGGCCACTTAGACCCCATGAGTTCGTATGCTGCCATAGCATCGCACTCACCTTCAGTAATGGTGATGAACTTACCGCCTTCTCTGAATAGCTGCTTGCCAAACAAAGAGGCTTCTGAATTTAAACCAGCCCAGCCGAATGACTTGTTGCTGGTGTATCTTGTTTTAGTTGCTACCCTGTCTTCTTCTCCGTAGTAAGGGTAGATATGTTTGACTATGTTACCGTTAAAATCAAACGAGACTTTA